CGGAACTCAATCTCCCCGATGACCACTGGTACAGTCCCTAGCGGTCCCTGTGTGGGCCAAACAGAACAGGATTGATAGGGATATGACCCAAACGAAAACACCGCTTACGGGGGCTACTGAGCCTCGCCTACATAGCCCGTACCTCGGAGGTAAAAACCGAGGCGAGGAAATCTCTCAGCTGGCAGACAGTATCGGCCTACCGCTTTTGCCTTGGCAAAAATTTTGTATCTCAGATATGACCGCCGTAGACGAAAATAATATGTTTAGGAGACGGTCTAATTTGCTTTTGACGTCAAGGCAACAGGGTAAAACACACCTCGCGCGTATGATGATGCTGGGCCATATGTTTTTATTCGATAGTCCTAACGTGCTCATTATGAGCTCTAATAGATCGATGGCTTTAGACACCTTTAGGCAAGTGGCCTACGCGATCGAGGGCTCAGCTGATCTGAGCCGGCAGGTTAAACAGATCCGTTACGCCAATGGCACCGAGTCGATCGAGCTTAAAAACGGGCACCGCCTTGATGTAGTCGCAGCTACGAGAGATGGCTCGCGTGGACGTAGCGCGAGTTTTCTCTACATCGATGAGCTACGCGAGATTAGCGAGGAGGGGTACCGCGCAGCTACGCCTACTACCCGTGCAAAAATCAATAGCCAAGCCCTGTATACGAGTAATGCCGGGGATGCCTTTAGCACCGTACTCAATGACCTACGCGAGAGAGCTCTATCTAACCCTCCGGAGACTTTTGGATACTATGAATATTCTGCGCCAGCTTTTGCGGCGATAACCGACCGTACCGCGTGGGCTTATGCAAATCCGGCCCTCGGATACCTATTTGATGAATCGGTATTAGCTGAGGCCGTGAGCACTCAAACTATCGAGACCACAAAAACGGAAATGCTTTGTCAATGGATTTCCAGTACAGCCAGCCCTTGGCCGCATATGTCGGTTGAGGAGTCAGGCGACAAGGATCTAAAACTCGTACCCGGGCCTCTTACTATTTTTGCTTTTGACGTGGCACCGTCGAGGCGCGATGGTTCGCTCGTGATGGGCCAAGTTCTTGCCGACGGCCGGATAGGCGTAGCGGTGCTCGAGATATTCCACTCGGACGTATCCATCGACGAGCTCTTTGTAGCTAATGCGATTGCTAAATGGGCAAAAATTTACTATCCGCGCCAAGTCGCATACGACAAATATACGACCGCCTCTATCGCCAAACGCCTCGAGGTAAACGGCATACAGATCCTCGACATATCCGGCACTAAGGGGTATCAGGCCTCCGGCGATCTCTATGAAGCTCTCTCTAATAAAAGGCTCGTGCACTCGGGCCAAGATGAGCTAGTTACCTCTATGGCTAACTGCGCAGCTAAAGAAAGCGATGCGAGCTGGCGTATCATCCGGAGGAAATCAGCCGGACCGGTCGATATTGCAATCGGCTTAAGTATGGTCGTACACGTACTGACTCAGCCTTTAGGTGAGGCTAAAGTATACAGTTAGACACGCGCTCTATAGCCGTATTTATGCTTGACAATATGGGAAAATGCGCTCTATGGGATTACTACAAACTCTAGGCTTTAAGTCAGCTGCAAAGCCGACTATCGAGGCTCAGTATGCCCCGGCGGTTATGGATACCACCTACGGGTATGGATCATTTAACACTAACTCAGCTTTTGGCTATAACGGCATCGGTATCGATCGTAATTTTGCGCTACAAGTTGCCAGCGTTGCACGTTGCCGTAATTTAATTGCCGGAGTTATCTCATCGATTGATCTTGCATTGTATAAAAAATCAACGGGCGAAAAATTAGGATCTCCGGTATGGCTAGAACAACCGGATATACGCCAGCCTCGCAGCGTAACTATTAGCGCTACCGTAGACTCGTTAATTTTTTACTCGGTCGCGTACTGGAGAACGACCTCATTATATGCCGACGATGGAAGGCCGTCCGGCTTTGAGTGGGTCGCTAATAATCGCGTTACATTTACTACAAACCAATACGGTACAGAGATTAAAGATTATTTTGTAGATGGTGAACTTGTACCTATGGCTGGTATCGGATCGCTTGTTACTTTCCAATCTTTAATTCCTGGGGTATTACAAACCGCCGGCACTACAATTAAAGCGGCGTGGGATATACAAAGAGCGAGCGCAGTAAGCGCCGCTACTCCAATGGCTACCACTATCTTAAAAAATAACGGTGCGGATCTACCCGAGACACAGATTCAAGGCATTTTAGCCGGATGGAACTCAGCAAGAAAAAATCGTAGTACCGCATACTTGACCTCTACTCTCACTGCAGAAAATATTGGCTTTAGTCCTAAAGATATGATGTATACGGAAGCCTCGCAGTATCTCGCTACTGAGATCAGTCGCGCGATGAACGTGCCAAGTTATTTACTCAGTGCCGATATGAATAACTCGATGACGTACCAAAATATTTTAGATGGTCGTAAAGAATTTGTAGCGTACTCACTACAGCCTTATATCTCAGCTATTGAGGACAGGCTCAGTATGAACGACATAACAAATAGTCAAAATCAGGTGCGTTTTGCGATCGACGATACGTTTTTACGTGTAGATGCAAAAGAGCGTTTAGAGATTATCGAAAAGATGCTAAATCTAGATTTAATTAACGTCGATCAAGCCCGAGAGATGGAATCACTCACACCGCTAGGAGATGCAAGTGCTACTAACGTTTAGTCAAGAGATACAAGCTGCAGATACAGAGCGCCGGATCGTATCCGGACTCGTTGCACCATATGGCGAGGTCGGACATACAAGCGCCGGACCCGTAATGTTCGAGCGCGGCTCTATTGCTATTCCCGATGCAGAAAAAATAAAATTACTTGCGCAGCATCAACAAGATAAACCGGTAGGACGAGCTATCAGCTTTAGCGACTCTACCGCTGGCGTTTATGGATCCTTTCGATTGAGTATGAGCAGCCGAGGACAGGATGCCCTACTCCTTGCGCAGGAAAATCTCGTAAGCGGCTTATCCGTAGGGGTGGATGTAACTGCCTCTAAGCCGATGGGAGATTACTTGCTTGTCACGGCGGCCGTCCTCAAAGAGGTGTCGCTCGTCGAGAGCGCCGCATTTTCTAGCGCCTCCGTTGATGAGATTATGGCGGCACGTGCAGAGTTGGAAGCTGCAACAAGTACAAAAGAAAAAACTACTACTATTTCTACGACTATCGTAGAGATCGAAACCGAAACAGAAACCGAAAGTGAGGAAGCTGTGACTACAGCCCCAGAAAATACACCGGACGATACTCCGGTAGATGCACCGGCCGAGGCTGAAAAAGTCGAGGCAGCTCGTAAGATCATCCGTCCATCCGTGCTCGACTCACAAAGAGTACGCACACCTATCGTCTCTATGGCTACATACACAGAGCACAAGATCAAAGCTGCACTAGGTAGCGATGAATCAAAGCTCTACGTAACCGCAGCCGATGATTTTGCTGGGAATCCAGCGTTTAACCCTACTCAGTACCTACAAGAATTTGTAACTAATACACGTTTTGGTACACCTGCGATTGATGCTTGTTCCCAAGGCGTTTTACCGGCACAGGGTATGACCATAAATGTGCCCTCACTCGTCACTGCAGCTGGCGGCGGTACAGGTGTAGCGCCAACCGTTACAGTAGAAGCAGAAAACGGCGCAGTATCTAATACAGATATGCAGAGCGCGTATCTAACGGGAACCGTACAGAAGTATTCCGGTATGGGTACGATTAGTATCGAACTCCTCGAGCGATCAGATCCAAATTTCTATGCGGAATTAACACAACAGCTGCAAAATGCGTATTTAACTACTATCGACACAGCCGTAGTAAATGCACTACTAACAGCTAGTACAGGTTCGACACCTACAACCGCTGACAGCGATGGAGTTATTGCTTTTACTTCACAAGCTGCAGCCGCTATCTACAAAAACACAGGTTACTTTGCTCAGAACTACGTAGGTAATGCCGCACAATGGCAGCTACTAATGGGCGCGACAGATACCACAAAGAGACCAATTTATTCGGCAATTCAGCCGATGAACGCGGCCGGCCAAGTAGGCCCACAAGCTATTCGCGGTAACGTACTAGGACTTGATCTCTACGTAGACAAGAACTTTACAGAGACCACAGTAGATGATTCGTCAGCTCTAATTTTGGCACCTGAGGCTTTCACGGTTTACCGTAGCCCACAGGCTTATATGAGCGTAAACGTCGTAAGTAATTTGCAGGTCCAGGTGGCCATCTATGGCTTTATGGCAACTATCGCAAAAATGCCTAACGGTATCGTCAGATACTTGAAGGCATAAGCAAAAAACTAATAGTCGGTAGGGCTCTTAGCCCTTTGAGCCCTACCGGCCTCTTTTAAGATAGGAGTAAAGATGCCAGCTACATACGTCACCGAGGCAGAGCTACGCGCGAACCTTGGCATAGAGAATCTTTACTCGAGCGATATAGTCGAGACGTGCTGTCAGACAGCGCAGGATCTCCTCAATCAGTTTTTATGGTTCGCCTCAGCTCCGGTAGTCGGCGTTACGCTACAAAATAATGTAATTACCGCGATGGTCGCTAACCCTATGATCTTTACTACCGGGCAGTCTGTAACCTTGAGTGGATGCGGCTCAACCTTTAACGGTACCTACACGATCACCGGTACGATCCCTTGGTCAGCTGGCACTACATCACAGCTACCATCGATCGTATGGAATAACACTTACTTTAATTGGCCTAACGGTTACAGCTTTATCCAATTCGCCAAGACCGCGGCTAACGTCAATTTTCAGCGCGTACTACCTTATGGCTCAGCCGTAGGAGCAGATACAAAGACAAATTCATACGCTACCACTCCGGCAATAAGAGAAGCCGCGATGATCCTAGCGGTCGATGTTTTCCAATCAAGGCAGGTCAGCCAAACCGGAGGGGTAACGATAGATGGGTTCAGTCCTAGTCCATATCGTATGGGTAACTCAACAATCGGCAAAGTAAGAGCTTTATTATCCGGTTATCAAAATCCCGGAAGTATGGTGGGCTAAATGCCAGCCGCGATAACTACACTCCGAGCCTCACTCGCTACAGCTTTAGCTAATGCGAACGTGTGGAATACTTACAGCTTTCCACCTCCAACTATTACAGCCAACAGCGTAATCGTCGCTCCGGCTGATCCGTACATCACTCCAAATAATAATACTTACTCGGCTATTTCGCCTTTAGCAAACCTTAAAATTATTATGACCGTGCCGATGCTGGACAATCACGGCAACCTTAACGGTATCGAAACTTTAGCGGTAGCAGTATTTAATAAACTTACAGCATTAAATATTGTAATGAATATTGGCGGTATGTCGGCTCCCTCAGTACTTGAAGTACAGAGCGGTACCTTACTCACTGCCAGTTTTGAAATATCCGTACTAACGAGCTGGAGCTAACCAATGCCATATACAGAGGATGACCTAAAGTTTTTGCGAAAGATCGGACAGATCGTAGACGAAGCTGCACCGATCAAAGTAGCAAAAGAAAAACCAACTACACAAACAACAGAGAGCGAGGAATAGGTCAATG